GAGAAGTTGTTAAACATATCGGGATTACCTGGGCTGTTGATACATCTAAAATAAAAGCTATTGCACACAATTAACTATTGACAAACCTGGGATAATCTGGCATTATCCCAGGTAGAAAGGAAATATAAATATGTTTAAAAATGGTTCAGAAGGTAAAATAACTTATTATGCAAAGAAGCATAATAAAACAATTACAAGACAATATAAGTGGGATGATAAGTGCAAGGTTGAAGATGATTATATTATTTACTTTGATTTATCAGCTAACAATTACAGAAGAGCAAACGGATCAGCAACTATAACGGAGGTAAAAAAATCATGATGCAAATTATATTCTGGGTTCTATTAATGTTATGTTCAGTATTAGGAATGGTATCAATTCCAGTGTACCCTGTATTAGGGACAGTGGTATCCTTAGGATGTTTCCTAGTATTAGCAATAGATATTGCGAGGAACTTTATAAATGCCTAAACAATTAAAATTTAATTTTGGTAAAGACTGGACAAATGGTGAAATAAATTTTCCGGCACATTTTACACCTGAGATAATTCACAGCGCTTTATATATTTGGAATGCTGGTGAAGATAGTGAGGAAGGAACTAAACGTATAAACTTTTTACATGACAATCTAGGTGCAAAGAAGATGGCTTTTATTATGTCAATACTAGTGTTACCAGATTTAATAGATTTAATTATAGATAAAGGTATTACAATACAAGATGTAATTAATAAGACTAAGAACCAAACCAAACACTGATGAACCATTGACCCTGGCCCTACGGGCCAGGGGTCCCAAACCAATAGCAAAAATCAATAAATAAACAGACCCCACCCCCCTTATTTTACAAAAAGGGGTCCCACTACTCTAGGTTGTATTGCTTAATTTACACATTCGTGTATACTGAAAACATATTGGTACCATGGACTTGAATCAGGTTGACATAAGTAAATTACCTGCAGATGTTAGGAAGACCTTTAAACAACTTCAAGTGTTACATGCAGAAAAAAAGATACAGAATAAAGCTAAAAGTGATTTTTTATCTTTCGTAAAATGTGTGTGGCCAGATTTTGTAGAGGGGTCCCACCACAGACACATTGCAGATAAATTTAATAAATTAGCCACGGGTGAAATAAACCGTCTAATTATCAATATGCCTCCAAGACATACTAAGTCGGAGTTTGCCTCATACTTACTTCCGGCCTGGATGGTAGGTAAAAATCCTAAACTAAAAATTATTCAAGCAACGCACACAGCAGAACTTGCAATAAGGTTTGGTCGTAAAGCAAAGAATCTAATTGACTCTGAGGACTATACGAAGATTTTTAAAACTAGATTACAAGAAGACTCCAAAGCAGCAGGACGTTGGGAAACATCAGACGGCGGAGAATATTTTGCTGCCGGTGTTGGTGGTGCCATTACAGGAAGGGGTGCGGACCTTCTCATAATTGATGACCCACATTCTGAACAAGATGCAATGTCCAGGACTGCATTAGAGTCAGCCTATGAGTGGTATACATCAGGTCCTCGTCAGCGTTTGCAACCAGGTGGTAAAATTATTTTAGTCATGACCCGTTGGTCAACAAAAGATCTTACTGGTATGCTAGTTAAAAATCAAAGTGAACCAAAAGCTGATCAATGGCACGTGGTCGAATTTCCAGCAATCATGGATCATGGACCAGTGTGGCCTGAGTATTGGAAGCAAGACGAATTAGAAAAAGTAAAAGCAACACTACCCGTTGCTAAATGGAATGCACAATGGATGCAAAATCCAACAGCTGAAGAAGGTGCAATATTAAAACGAGAGTGGTGGAGAAGGTATACTTCAGAAGATATTCCACAGCTACAGCATGTTATACAAAGTTATGATACAGCTTTTTTAAAAAAAGAAACAGCAGACTACAGTGCGATAACGACATGGGGAGTATTTTATCCTGACGAAGACTCAGGAGCAAATCTGATACTATTAGATGCTATAAAAGGTAGATACGAGTTCCCTGAACTAAGGCGCTTGGCTCTTGAACAATACGAATACTGGAACCCTGAAACTGTAATAGTTGAGGCAAAAGCTAGTGGTTTGCCATTAACATACGAATTAAGAAAGATGGATATACCCGTTGTTAATTTTAGTCCATCAAAAGGAAACGACAAGCACGCTCGTGTAAATGCAGTTGCACCTTTGTTCGAATCTGGTATGATATGGTGTCCTAAGCAAAAATTTGCTGAGGAGGTTATGGAGGAGTGCGCAGCGTTCCCTTATGGCGATCATGATGACCTTGTGGATTCTACGACACAAGCTATTATGCGATTCAGGCAGGGCGGTCTGATCGGTCACCCTGAAGATTACGTAGACGAAAAGGCAGACAAACCTAGAAGAGTATATTATTAATGGTAAGTAAAGTATTTTCAATATTGAACTTTGTTAAAAAACAAATGATGAAAACCGATAAAGACGGCATCATGAGGTTACCAGGTGAATTAAAATCAAAATATGGTGAAGCAGTAATTATTAGACAACTTGTTGAAGCAGGTGTTGATCCAAGAACAATTAAAAACGAACAACAATTAATCGGGATCCTTGATTCAATAGACGCGATGAAAGCAAGACGAACCACGAAACCCGGAACAACAGGTATTATGGGAACTAAAGAAGCAGGTGTCTTTGATCTGAAAGGAAATAGATTAGACCCAAATAAAAAAATAACAGGTGGCACTCAAGAGACAGAAGACATGATTAAACAAAAACTTGAAGAGCAAAATAAAAAAGCTGTCAAAGATTTTAAAAAGAAAATGGAGGACACTGAAGATAAAGCAGACGGCGGACGTATAGGTTTTTTTACAGCAGGGTTAGCGGCTGGAGATGAGATATCTCCTGGCACAGCTTCTAAACAAAAAGGAGGCGGACCAACAAGAAGAGATGATGGACCAGACCTTTCTTCTTTAAGAGATGACAAACCTAATATTCCACAGAAAAAAAAAGATAAGCCTCCTGTATTTACAACAGGAACGTCTTTTAATAAAATGGGCGTAACTTCTTTGTCGCCGGCTATTCTCGCAAGAATAGCTAGAATGGGTAAAAAGATTAGACCAATTTTTGGCGGTGATGTTGGTTTAGAATATGCGGACGAAGTTGGAGACGCAACCACTAATTTTAAAATTACTCAAGATATTGAAGATTTAATAAAAGAAAAAAAATTAAACCCAGAGTTAAAATATAAAAAAGAAATTGGAGATGACACTCTTATTGAAGGTGGCTTAGATGCACAGGGAGATTTTAATATATTTCTTAAAAAGAAATTTGCAGACGGTGGACGTATTGGTTTAAAGGATGGCATGGACAGAAGAACGTTCATGAAAATTATGGGTGGCCTTGCATCACTACCTGTTCTTGGTAAATTTTTTAAAGGCGCAGAAAAAGCAGCACCTGTAGCAGGAAAAGTTATGGAAAATTTTTCATCAAAAGCTTCTGAAGCTCCACAATACTTTTTTGATCTTGTTTCAAAAATAAAAATGTTTGGAAAACGATCAAAAGTAGGACCGTCAGAGAGAGTGGATGAATATTCTTACATAGGTAAGAATGGTGATGAATATACTTTAACAGAAGATATTGTAACAGGCGATGCACAGATTACAAAAGATAAAATGGGTATTGGAACTTCTGGTGATAAATCTTTTGACACCATAAATGATCGAACTGTTTTGGAATATAAGGCGCCTAAAAAAGACGTTGATGTAGAAACACAGAGAATGATTGACGAAGGTGCTGAATACGAAGAATATAAAATAGAGTTTGATCAAGACGGAACACAAGCAGGGGCTGATGCTGTAGATGAAATTATTCAAAAAGAAATTATAGAAGAGGCTACAAAATCTGCACCGCCAATTAAGAAAGCTGCAGGCGGCCTAGCTTATATGTTAGGAGAATAATGGAAATAAAAAAATTTAACGACATGCAGAATTATCTTGTCGAAAACATAGGTCCCTCTCGTGGAGCGTTTCGTGCTTTTGTAAAACAAGATAGAGACGCAGAAAGACTAGAGTTTAACAGAGGCGGTATTGCAGACGAACTAAAAAAGTTTGTACAAGATTTTCTTGCTAAGAACGGAAGAATACCTACACAGAATGAAATAATACAAGGCACAGGGAGAGCGTCTAAAACAATTAAATCTTATTTAGTTGAAGGAAAAGATTATGCAAAACCATTAAGTAAACTAGAAGCGGCTAAACTAGCGGCTGAAAAATCTAGAACTGTAAGAGGAGAAAGAGCTGGTGTTGTATCAAAGGTTAGCGATGATTTAGTTAAAAGAGCAAGAGATCTAGGTATCAGAGGTGTTAGAATAATACCTGAAACTAATACAGCAGGTAATAAATTTTTTAGATTAAAAATAACAGATAAAAATTTACAAAAAGCATTTTATAAAAACAAACAGTTCACAGCCACAGAGTCAAGCTTATTAGAATTACAAAAAGAAATTGACAGAATAAAATCTAGTAAAGAATATGGAAAAGTAAAACAACCAAAAGCTCCAGAGCAAGAGTTAGCCGATAGAAGAGACAAAGCTGCATTGTATAAGAAACAAGATCCTTATCGTATTTATTATAACCTAAGTAACTACAAAACTAAAAAATATCCTAACCTATCAAAAGATTTAGTTATTCATCACAGTCAACCTAAATTTAAATCTCAAATGTTAAATAGATTTTCTTTAATACCTGCATCTTTAAATAGATCAGAACCTTTAATGAAAATAGAAGCTGCACGTAATGCCATTATAACTAACAGAGATAATTTATTAAAAAATCCTAACTTAACTTTGCCTGAAAGAAAAAGAATTATAGATGAGACTAATGCTAAACAAACCAGATTAAAAAATAGTATCAAAGGACCAATAGCCGGTCTCGTAGATTTTGAACTAGCGGATATTGACGCTAAAGGAAATGTAACAACTAAATCAAAAGGTTTTGATCTTAGAAAAGGTATGAGCTTTGCAGATGAGCTAGGTGATTTAGATTTATCTCAAATAACAAAAGAACAAGCTGATGAACTATTAGAATTAGGTAAGAAAAATATAGATCTTCAAGCTTTATCAAAAGTAAAAGGTGTAAGTTTTGCTTCTCAATTAAATGCAAGAGTGCCTTTGTTACAAGATCTTTTTGACATGGCCAGAACAATTCCAGATGATTTAATGAAAAAAAATTATTTAAAAGCTGGTGGAAAAATTTTAGGATTAGCTTTTACACCTGTTATTGCATATGACACTTATAAAGCTTACGAAGAAGGTAAACCAGTATTAGAAGCGTTAGAACAAGGTTTTATTGGAACAGATTTAATAGGTGAAACAAAAAGAGTTTTATCACTGACTCCAGAAGAAAGAGAAGCAAGAAGTGTTGTTAAACAAGATGAGATGGATACTCAAATAGCGGAAGACTTCTCTGGATTAGACAGCGACTTTGCTCAACCTAGAATAGACACAGAGTTAAAACTAGAGGATGCAAAAGAAATTTTTGAAAAAGGTAAGAAAAGAGTTAAAGATAAAGAGGCTCAAAAAAATTTAGAAAGAGCAACAAAAAGATCAAATTTAAAACAGATAATTATGGACAAATTATTTCCTGATCCTACGCAACAAATAGAGCTTGCAGGCGGTGGAATAGCTAAACAAGCTGGCGTAGAAGAAGGTCCAGCACCAGAAGCAGGACCTACACCAGATGGGTTGCCTATTGATTATAATAATGTTAAGAAGATAAAGGAGTAGTAAATGGCAGATATAGACAAAGGACTCCCGAACACTAGAACTAAAATAGAAGTGCCTTCAGAGGAGGAACTTGCTGAGGTTAATGTTCAGGAAGAGATACCAGAAAAAGGACCCATAGAGGTCATACCAGAAGAAGACGGCGGCGCAACGATAGACTTTGAACCGGGAGCTATAAATATACCGGGAACAGAAGCTCACTTTGATAACTTAGCAGACATTTTACCAGATGATATTTTAGATCCTATTGGAAATGAAATGGTTCAAAATTACATGGACTATAAAGCATCAAGAAAAGATTGGGAAAAATCTTACACACAAGGTTTAGATCTGTTAGGTTTTAAATATGAAAATAGAACTGAACCTTTTCAAGGAGCTTCAGGTGCAACTCACCCGGTTCTTGCAGAAGCAGTAACACAGTTTCAAGCACAAGCTTATAAAGAATTATTACCAAGTGATGGACCTGTAAGAACACAAGTTATAGGTGTTAAGAACGCGGCAACAGAACTACAAGCACAACGTGTAAAAGATTTTATGAACTATCTTGTGATGGATCAAATGAAAGAATACGAAGAAGAGTTTGATTCAATGTTATTTCATTTACCACTTGCAGGATCCACATTTAAAAAAGTTTATTATGATGTGCCACTAGGCAGAGCTGTTTCTAAATTTGTCCCTGCGGATGAATTAGTTGTGCCTTACACAGCAACAAGTTTAGATGATGCAGAAGCTATAATGCATGTTGTAAAAATTTCTGAAAACGAATTAAGAAAACAACAGGTGTCTGGTTTTTATAGAGATGTAGAACTTGGACCACCCGGTGTTACAACAAATAATGATTTAGAAAAAAAAGAAAGAGAATTAGATGGCACTAAAAAAACAGGTAAACAAGAATCGGTTTATACTTTATTAGAGTGTCATGTAAATTTAGATTTAGAAGGTTTTGAAGATACAAACTCAGAAGGACCTACTGGAATAAAATTGCCCTACATAGTAACTGTAGAAGAAGGCAGCCGAACAGTTCTTTCTATTAGAAGGAACTATGCGCCCGATGATCTAAAGAAAAGTAAGATCCAATATTTCGTCCACTTCAAATTTCTGCCAGGACTAGGATTTTACGGCTTTGGACTCATTCACATGATTGGCGGATTGAGCCGTACGGCAACGGCGGCTCTCCGTCAATTGCTAGACGCAGGAACGTTAGCAAACTTACCTGCAGGATTTAAACAAAGAGGTGTTAGAGTTAGAGACGAAGCAGCTCCAATACAACCAGGTGAGTTTAAAGATGTAGATGCACCAGGTGGATCTTTAAGAGATGCGTTCTTTCCATTACCTTATAAAGAACCATCACCAACACTATTACAATTATTAGGAGTTGTTGTACAAGCAGGTCAAAGATTTGCAGCAATAGCCGACATGCAAGTTGGTGACTCAAAACAAAACGCTGCTGTAGGAACTACGATTGCATTGTTAGAGAGAGGTTCAAGAGTTATGTCTGCAATACACAAAAGATGTTATGCAGCTATGAAAGATGAATTTAGAATTTTATCTAAAGTTGTATCACAATACTTACCACCAGAATATCCATACGATGTTGTAGGTGGACAAAGAAATGTTAAACAAACAGACTTTGATCAAAGAGTAGATGTAATACCTGTTGCAGATCCAAATATATTTTCCATGTCGCAAAGAATTACACTTGCACAGACACAATTACAATTAGCAACAACACAACCACAGCTACATAATTTGTATCAAGTATACAGAAATATGTATGAAGCTATCGGTGTGAAAAATGTAGACGCAGTTTTACCACCACCTGCACCAAATGCACCAATGGATCCGAGTATGGAACATATAAATGCTTTAGGTC